GCTTTGATATTTGGATTGTGCCAGATGTAATATCTGTATCAAGAGATTTGTTAAAAATAAGATAAGTTGAAGTTGCTGTTGTTACAGTTGTGTTATCAGCAACATTATCTCCTGTAACAGCCCACCCTTCCCCAAAGGCATTTAGATCAAAAGTTCCTGAATCAATATCAATTCCTGTAGCGCCGCCTACACTTGTAGCACCTGACACAACATATGACACAACATCACTACCAATCCTGTCATCATACATATCATATTTTGTGCCTGTAGTCCAATCATATCTCGGAATCCCAAAAACAATATCTGAACTGTTAATTTTTTTCAAAAAAACAATATTGTCTCTTATTTCCCTTTCATATAATATAGAAGCAAGAGGTCCTGTTGCAGCGCCACCAGGCCACTCTGTAGGTTTTCCCCAAAAATGGTAATAATAACCTGCACCTGAAACTATTTCATTGTATAAGCTTTCTGCAATTGCAGTTTTAGTAAGAGGTTTAATTAAAGACGCCATTTTATTTAACTGCTTGTATCAGAGTCCGCAAATGATAGGGTCCATTCAATGTCTAATCTATTATTTTGTTCTACATTAACTGCAGGAAATACAGTCCGACACAACATTGTTCCGTTTACGGTCGGTGGATTATACTGCTCGTTAAATACGCCAGCTTCTTTAATCGCATAAGTAGTAGTATCAGGATTTGTAAAGGATGATTTAAATACTAGATCAGAATTAATTGCACTAAGGTCTGACGCTTTAACAACATATGGCCACTCGATTTTTTTAATGTATTGGTCGGCGGCGGTGGCTAAGGCTGTTAAATCTAACCTTAATGAAGTGGCCCCCAAATATGCATCTTCTCTAGAAGCAAAAAAAGCCCATTTTTCATCTTCATTAACTCTTCCTACATACACTCTATCACTAAATTGGCCTGTATTGTTTACGTCGCCGTTGCTTGCGTAACCATCAAGTCGTGTGTATAACACTGCAGCCCCCGTATGCAAATACGGTTCATATAAAGGATCAATATCAAACGTTTCTTTGCTAACGGTAATATCGGTTATTTTCATACCAGTAGATCCTGTAAAAGCCGTAGGAGGTGTACTAGTACTAAAATTAATTGCTTGCGTTGTCCAATTTGAAGAAGAACTAATGTCGCCGTTTAATTTTGTAATTTCTGTACTAGTTGCAACATTACTTGTTCCAATAGCCATATACGTCATTTTAGTAGGAAAAATAATATTTCCTGGCCATAAAAATGTGCGTTGGGTAATAAACGTTTTTCCTACATCTACAATTGTATTAGGTATTGTTCTGTCTAATTTAATATTGCCTGATTCATCAAATAGTTTATAATGAACAGAACCCTTTATGCCGATATATGTATCCATTTTTTCCTCTTATTATACTGTAGTTATTGTCCAAGTAATATCTAATGAATCATTTAGTCCCTTGTAAATATTACGACTTGCCAAATTAGCGTAACACAACATTACCCCTTGTTTATAATATTGGCTTGTAAATAATCCAACTTCTCCAATAAACTTTTCAGGGCTAGATCCAGCAATAATAGTAGGACCAAAAGTAGATTTAAAAGTAGCAGTATTAGTTTCATAAGAAATGCTAGTAGAAGTAAACTGTCTTGATTGTGTAAAAGTATAGCCTGTGGTGTCGCCGTATCCTGTTTGCACACTAAAGGATGCAAAAGACCCTGTAGCCCCATCTCCAAACCAGGTTGTAGTGCCGCTTAATGTGGATCCATAATATTCACCCACAAGTTGGTCGCTTGTGCCTGTAGGAATTCCAGTGGCCCCTCCAAGAGCCATAGCAATAATTCTATTAGCATTAGACGAACCATTATTATCTACATCATTAGTGTTAGGAAACCCTTCTACAATTGGGTGGCCATCAGCAGCTACCCAATCAACCGATGCACTTGGTCCTGGAGCACTAAATGTAGTTTTATCATAATACAGTCTTTGAGCAATCCAGAGCAATCCTAAATCAGTTACTCTATTTTGCACTCTTCCTTCTTTTAATACCTTACCTGTATCTATATTTGTAAGGCAATAATTAACGTATCCTCTTAATTTAAACCCGTTGTTCATATATAACTCCCAATATATTTATGATATTTATGATGTTGTAGCCACATAACCTTCTTGTGCATAACCTTCTTGTAAGTATGGACTATATCCTTCAGTTGAAGGCGTGATGCTTTTGTCATCGAATTTAAGTAAATCTGTAAGTCTAATTCCTTCAATGCTGCTTTTTATCGTGTCATCATCAAATTTGATTGTTTCATTAAATTCTAATAGTAAATAAATAACAATATCTAAAACAAGTTCATTAAATAATGCAAAGCTTTGAAGTAATGCGGTGTCTTCATTAAATAATAGGCTTATAACACCATCATCAAAAGTAATACCAGTAGCACCAGATTCCGAAACATCAGTATCAGGGTACCAGAATAAAGTAGGCTTATCTCTTAGAACCACATAATCAACAAAATACTTTGTTAATATCTTATTTATAGAATCCTCGGCATCTACTACATCACTCATTTCCAACGCATAAAAATCATCAACTACCCCAGGTGGTTCTTCTGCCGATGTTGTTTGTGTATAATTTGCACTAGTTGTGTGTGATAGTGTGTTCTTAATATTATAAATGCCAGTGTGTGATGTGCCAGCTGGATGTATAACTGCCCTTAAAAGCTCTTTGTATTTGCTGACAAATTCTTCTAAAGAAGTAGCATAACTATGTAATTGGTAATAGTGATTTTGAATATATGCCGCATCCCCAAGAGTGTTAGATGTGTTATCATAATAACCAGGGTAGACACAGAAGTTACCTAATGTTACATCAAAAAAAGCACTATTAGGACCAACAACCTCTGTCAATTTTGCATTATCAGCAAACCAAATATCAAAAGGACCTTCACCTGTAGTGTCTAGATTAAAATGCATGTTTATCGTATCATAATATCCATCCCATTCAGGCAAAAGTTCAATAGTACTAGAAATATTCTGCCATCCAGTAGAACCACTGCCCAGAGCTACAGTAGTTGTTATATTAGCGCTGTTGCCTGTTGCGCCTGTAGAATCTTTAAATACAGTGCGAACAAGCACATCTTTGCCATCAGTAACACCAGTAGACCCTACATCACCTGTTAAAACACTAGAAGGTGTTCCAGTAGAACCTAATACATCAACTGAAGCAGTAAAGCGAGCACCAACAGGCAATTTGTCATCATATGTTTTATTATAATTTGCTTGGATTGGTGGCTGGTCGGTATTTTTCCAAACTCTTATATCATCAATCCAAAGTATGTCACCCACAGCAGAAGGTGTGTTAGCATATGCTGTGTTGATTTGAACTGCTGCCCACTCAGGGGAGGCCGCACTTGCATCAATTCCAGTACCGCCCGCATAACTTGTTTGTATTCTTGTCCATTGATTAGCGGGGATATCAAACCGCGATTGATTGAGAGAAAGGACAGTGGATGATTCATAAAATCTTATACCAACAGATCTTGCTTGATTGCACTTAACATAAGCAGTGGCAGTTAAATATGGATCTGCTCCTCCATAATAAGTATCTAATAAATCATTAGTTCTAAAATAGATACCGCCGGTGGCTCCACTTACAATCTTAAGTGATTGTTTGCCTGTATATTTCTCTGTAGTATCTAGAGAAAGTGTTCGTGATGTAGACGCATCATTTGGAGGCCCTGTATAAACACCGTATTTATCTGTTTGGCCCCCGTAATTGTTCATGTTGGCCAGGTCAGCGTCTGTTAAATCATCAATGCTTATAGGAGATAAAGGATCACCTGTTCCAGCGTCTCCCGTGTTTACTAAGCTATAACTGCGCTTGCCTGTTTTGGCATATGTGGGGTCATTTATATTATTAATATATCCAAAAAGATCATTATTTGTAACCCAACTGTTATTGCCATCTTCTGCAGTGCCTGTCATTCCTGTAGAAGCAAGAAGATTTGTTTGTAGTGACGGAGGATTCCAACCGACAGTAAAATCAGTTTCATATCCAAATCCAAAATCTACAATTGCAATTTTGGTAATACCTCCACTTGGTGTTACTTCAGTAACAACAAATTTACTGCCTGACCCAATCCCAGTAGCTCCGTCCCTTAACTGAAAAACATCACCTGGCCTAAATCCAGAACCTGCAGATGAAATTTTGATATTTGAAGGCACCTGATTAATAGTGCCTGTCACAGAGCTATCAAAATTTATAAAACTTATTAAAGTGCCGCTTGGAGTAAAGCGATCAATAAAAAGTTCATACACAGAACCACTGCGTTGACTAACCTTGCGCACATATGTAATATACGTATAATTGTTACTATCAGTAATAGTAATAGTGTTGCCTTCTAATGTAGAGGCGTCACCTGATGTAATAGTAACAATTATAGATACATCTTGAATCCACGCAGCATTAGATGTTTTAAATGTATCCTGCCATGGTTCGTAAACTCTTGAGTTTTTGTTGTATGCGGTTTTAAAAAAAATCTCGGCGCCGAGAGACGACCCTTTAGCATTATAAAGCTCTTTAATATTTTTTAAAAATTTTCGATCTGCTTGATTTAAAGTTACTCCATGTAAATCAAGTTGTTTTCTAAAATATTTTAGAAACGCCTCAAGAGTATCGTCAATATCTACTAAATCACTATATTCCCCTGATGAATATATTTCATCAAACCACTTATAATATTCTTCAAGAAAATCTATAAAGGCTGGATATTGTTCCAGTACAAATTCTGGAACCTGTGATCTTATAGCATTACGTCTGTCCATTAATTTCTACTTGATGTAAAGATATACGAATTTGAAGGTTTATCTTCTTTTGCGGTCACCTTTATAAGACTGTCTTCTATTAATACAATTTGATTATTTGTTGAAGCAACGTCATTTGATTGAGGTTTAAATATAAATTCAAAGTTAGTTCCCGCTACACCAGTTATCAAAAAGTCAGTTAATTCTAATACGCCTTTTGAATAGTAAACAGTTCCTAATCCTTCTTTTAAAACATTTTTATTGCCATTGTTATCAAAATAAATTGCTCTCAGGGTGCCATAATCGCTACCACTAACAGGCACATCTTCTATATATGATGTTTTATTATAACCTGCTATATTTACACCGCCAGAGAACACTGAATATTCAGGCACTCCTGAATTGTAAATTGGATTTGCAATATCTATTATGTATTTTGATGATTCGTTATATATAGGTGTTACAATTTTACGTAACTTATGAGTGATGATAGAGTTAGTTATAGAAGCTTCTGCATTATCAATGGCTCTTAATAGAGCAGAGTATTTTAAAATACCCCCAAAAACACTTAGGTTATCGTCGTTATAATCAATTATTGTTTGCCTTACCAACGTCTTTAAATCAGTTGCTGATAAAGTTGTTTCATTTTTATTATAATAGAATGTAGCATCAATTTCAACATACAAATAATCAGGATCAACAAATACAGGCTCAATGTTAATCATTTTGCGGGGTGATAAAATTGTATCAAGAATATATTCTTTTTCCTCTGTTGTTAGGGTGTCTGCATCTTGTGGTTTAACTGAAATAAAAACCTTTCCATATTCAGGTGGAGTAACATCTTCTCCTCCCCACACATGTAAAGAATCTGCTGCGGGATATAACGATTTGATAACAGTTTTGTAATCTTCTATAGTAACACATCTATTTTGGGCTGTATATTGTCGTGGTGCATTGAATTTAATAGATTCAACGTCTTCAGGTTCTGCACCATTAAACGCAGGGGTTGTTGTTACAACATATATATCACTACTACTAATACCTAAAGGTGCTGACCCACTGTAAGTAAATGTGCGGGCCCCGTTGGCGACGCTCCCATCAGGCACAATATATTGAACAACAATCTCATTCCCTGAATCTAGCGATTTACCCACAACCCCATTTCCAAATTCTATTTCATAATAGTTGTCATCTAATTCTTTTAAGAAATATACAGGGTCATCACCACCAGCTGACAAAACAGTACTACTAGCAGTATATACAGATGATACTGCTGATCCTGCGCTTTGATTTACAGTAACAACAAGTGTTGATGTATCAATACCTGGGTTGGGAATTACAAAGCTGTTAACTGTTCCGTTATACTCAAAAGTATTAGAAAGTAAAGTGCCTTGTTTTACTTCTACATCTTCAAATGTGTATGTATTATCAACATCGGACGCTGTATAAGACGATGTAGCATAAAAAGTATAGTTAGTGCCGTCAATAGAAGTAGTAAATGGTGTATATTTTGCAAAAGAAATTTGACCAGCGGCGTCGTTATCACCATCTACCATAACTACTTTTAAAACAGCTTGAGCACATTTAGCAGACGTAGGCACATAACCTAATTCTTTTGCTTTAGATACAACAGAAGATCTTTTTACAGCTGAATCAAGAAAGGACTCATTTACTGCAAGATTGTGATATAGTGCGTTGTAATGTGTGTTATAAGCAAGAACATCAAGAAGAATAGAAAGGCCTGATCCCTCAAAGTCATAATCAGAAAATTTTGATTGTCCTTGAAGATATGATTTGAGGCTACTTTTAATGCCATCAAAATCTAATTCTGTTGTCGTTATTTTTCTATTTTCCGCCATTACCTTGTCCTATCTAACGTTAAATCTAGTGTAATGGGTCTAAAAGTATTTTTAATTTTAAAATTAATAGACACATATAGGCTATTATTGTCAGGGGCCGCATTTATATCCACGCCTAGTAAATCAACTCTAGGCTCAAAATTGCGGATAGTATTAGAAATTGATCTTTCTAAAGTAGACACTGTTAATGGTGTAAAATTTTCAAACAACAAAGCAGTGACTTGCCCTCCAATTTCGGGGTGAAACAATCGCTCATAATAGTTTGTTAAAATTAA